ATGCTGGGGATTATAATCCCATACACGATCATGGTACTCAAACACTTATGGGAGTCTCCTGTACAACTTGGACAAAAGTACCGCAACAAATTTTAGATTTACCTACTTCTGGAAGCGCGGAGTACAGCTTGTATAACTCGTCTGGTAACACAGATGGTTGTTTAGGGTTTAGTTATGGCCGTAGCAGCTTATTAGACGTAGAGCGATTAGCTCCCCCTCAAAGCTTTGTAATTAAACCAGAAGTTGGAAAGTTTTTAATGTTTCCAAGTTGGTTGACTCACATGGTTTACCCTTTTGAGGGTGAAGGAGAAAGGCGCACAGTCGCTGCTAATCTAAATGTATGGAAAATAGATGATGACGGGAATCGTCATTAAGGATTAATTATGAATTTTATTGCAGATCTTTTCATATATGTTAGTTTATTTGTTACCGTAAGTAGCGCGATTTGTGCAGTTACCCCTACACCTAAAGACAACGAATTCATGGGGAAGTATATCTATCCGGTGATTGAGATGGTTGCTTTGAACATAGGTAAGGCAAAAGAAGGATCTACGACTAACCCAATTAAGTTTGTTAAAAGATCAGATTAATGTCAGAAGCGCAACAGGCTTTGAATGAGATCAGAACTCATGAGCGAGAATGCGCTTTAAGATATGAACGTATTGAAGAACGGTTGGCAGAAGGTTCTAACAAGTTTCAAAAACTAGAAAAAATGATTTGGGGCGTGTATATATTAATAGTAGGAAGTATTTTGGTTCCTCAGTTTTTAGGAGCGTGATATGAGTGATGGGAACAGTATTAAAATTCCAACCTGGGCTTTACCGATTGGTGCGGCATTGGTATCTGGTGCAATAGCTTGGGGTTCGATGCAAGCCCAGGCTGCTGCTACACAAGAAGAAGTTGCAGAAATCAAAGTAAAGGTCGAACAGGCTGACACAACGGGAAAGTTAAATGCACAGGCAATCGAACAGATAACACAATCGCTTGCCCAGATGAACGAGACAGCACGGGACTCGGACGCGAAGTTACAGACTCTGATCGAGCTGATGATTCAGCAGGCAGCAAACTAGATTACGACCCCGAAAACCCAAACTTGTTTTGTGATCTGAGAGAGTGGAATAACCTTCAGTTAGTTCAACCGCCAGCATATCGGCGTACAGTTGCAATGGAGTGGTTGAAGTTTAATCACCAGCAATGTGGTTATGGCGCTATGATTTACGTTAGAAACAGTATGCCAAGAGTTCTCGGCACAGCGCACCAGGTAGATGTTGAGATGTTAACTTGGGATCTTGTTGCGCCACAGGCAGAGAAAACTCAAGCCATCAAAAAGAAAAGACGTATATGACGTTAATGATTTTTATTTTGGTGATGCTTGATGCCGCTGGGAACAAAACCGGAGTTGAGCTTGCATTTCAAGAACTTACTTCGTGCCTTGAGTACCGTGACGCTTTAGTCATGCAGTCAACTCACATACACAACCTAGTTATTGGTCGGAAGTCGAATAAATTTGATGCATACTGTGAAGTAAGGCTCATACCCGCAACAGAAGCTGGGAAAGGAAATTATATATTTAGAGATCCAATCATTAGAAAAGAAGATGATTAATGGAAGCTAAAATGATTTATACTTGGATAGCCAAGGAGGGTAAAAAAGATGACTCCTAAAAAGCTTGAACCAAAATCTCGTTATGCTGAGTATGACACCGATGGAGATGGGATAGTAAGCGATGAAGAGCTTGCAAGACACCAAGAAATGCTCCAATTAGAATTACAAGAAGAAAAAGCAGATAGTCAAAGAAAGATGGCATGGGTTGCTATGATTAGCATGTGTATATTTGCTTTATTGCCTTTGATGCCTTTCGTTCCAGAAGCTCGCCTTTCAACCTTGTCCTCGCTTAGTGATATGTTGTTTCTTAGCCAGGCTTCTATTATAGGTCTATACTTCGGCGCTACGGCCTATATGTCGCGTAAACCATAGAGGTTTACCATGATCATTGAAAGCGTAGCAGCGGCAGGCGCAATCTTGTCGACCATAAGCACCGCCATAAATAAGTTGAATGAGGTTGGGGATGGGGCTGCGAAGGCAGTTGAATTGATGCAAGGGTTTAGTGACGCGCTGGATTCTTTTGAGCGTGAAAAGAAAGACTCAGTTATTAACAACCTGTCATCTCAAGAACTTTTAAAACTCGAAAGCATTAAACATCGACGCGATCAATGGGAAAAATCATTGCATGATATGTTGGTGATCCATGATCCAGCTTTGTTGCAACGATGGGATGAAGCTAAAGCAAGACAGAAAGCGGCCCACAAACGACAGATGGAAGCTATCAAGGCAAGGGCCGCTGCTAGAAAAAAGATGATTCAGCAGATCTGGCTTATAATGGGGGTGACCGCTATAGGGTTACTTTGCGCATTTATTTTAATTGGAGGGGTCATACTGATTTTTAAATGATGGATATAGGAGCAACAACACCAGTAAATCAAATTGCGTGGCGGCAAGTAGCAGAGCAAAAGTATCAAAGACTTATGGATGATCTGCAAGTTGAAGAACGCAGACAAAGAGTAGAGCAGTTAAACGCTACGATGTATATTGCAAAGAATGGCAAAGTTCAAATGGAACGAGCTAGACAAGAGAGCTCTATTAACTATTTGGTATAATTATGGCTAAACAAGCACAGCAAAAAACTGTGGATAAAAAAAAATTGAAGAGTGGATTCGACAACAACAGTTGAAATCACATAACCAAGAGTGAATTATGTGGCAGATTAGCGCAGGATTAGGGTTGGCCTTTGCAATAACAGCAGGGGCTTTTAAGTTATATTATGACAAATCACAGGCTGAAATAGAATCATTTCATTTGCGACTTGAACAATCAATTCAAAACCAAAAGATGCTTGAGGGAACTATTCAAGAACAAAATAAAAACTTAGAAGAGACTGTTGAGAACCAAAAACTTATGATGGCTCAAGTCGAAAGGTTAAGTAAAGAAAACATGCAAGCCCAAAATGAGGTCACTGATATTAGAAAAAAGTTCTCTCGGCATTCCATGGATGTATTGTCCATCAGGAAGCCAAAACTTATAGAGAATATTATCAATCGCGGTACGAAATCAGTTCTAAATGATCTTAAATCGATTACGGATGAAGCGCAGTTCGATGAAGATATTATTATTACTAGCTCTAATCCTAGTTAGTGGATGCTCGATTCTTGGATCAAGTCGGGATATTCCTGAAGTAAAACCTGTTGAAGTGGTAACAGTGGTAAAACAAGCGCCTACTTATCACCCTCCATTACCTAATCAAATAGATCCTGTGCCAGTCGAATGGACTGTGTTAAATCCTGAACTTATGCAAGAGTACCTTGATGATTTGAATGAAGGTAACGCACCAACCAATGTTTGGTATGGATTGACCACAAAAGGATACGAGAACCTTTCTACCAACATGGCTGAAGTAAAAAGATATTTGCGTCAGGTGTTGAGTATCTTAAAATATTACCGCGAATTAGATGACCAGGAGACTGAGACTAATGAGTGATAAGTTAAGAGAAATGCTTAGAAGACATGAAGGTGTAAAAAACTTCGTTTATATGTGTAGCGAAGGGTACGAAACAATAGGTGTTGGTCGCAATATTGCAGACTCCGGCCTAGGCCTTTCTGATGATGAGGTCGATTACCTATTAGATAACGATATTAAACGTGTAAAAGATGAGCTCTCTGATGAGTACTATTGGTTTGGTGGGCTTAATGAAGCAAGACAACATGCCATGATAGACATGTCGTTTAATCTTGGCCAGACCAGGTTGCGAGGATTTAAAAAAGCTTTAGACGCTATGGCTACAGAAGATTATGAACGCGCAGCTGATGAGTTCATGGACAGCAGATGGGCAGAACAAGTAAAAGGTCGAGCGCCTGAAGTTACTGAAATGATAAGAACAGGAGAATATCAGTAATGCCTCTTCAAAAGTTTTTGTTTAATCCTGGCATCAATAAAGAAGGGACTGATTACACCGCAGAAGGTGGTTGGTTTGACGGCAACCTAGTTAGGTTTCGCAAAGGATTTGCTGAAAAGATAGGCGGTTGGACAAAGGTCATTCAAACTTCTTATAACGGGACAGGCAGAAAACTTTTAGGTTGGGTTAATTTAGCTGGCACAAAGCTTCTTGGTCTTGGTACTCGAACCAAGTTGTATATACAAGAAGGAACAAACTTTCACGACATTACTCCAATTCGTAGCACCACTAGCGCGGGAGATGTGACGTTTGCAGCAACTAATGGGTCAAGCACATTAACTGTTACTGATACTGCTCATGGCGCTTCACAAGGAGATTTCGTTACTTTTAGCGGAGCAGCATCATTGGGTGGTAATGTTATCGCTTCGGTATTGAATCAAGAATATGAGATAGCGACTGTGCCTTCTACAAGCACTTTTACTATCACGGCAAAGGATACGAGCGGTGATACAGTCACGGCGAATGCTAGTGACAGCGGCAATGGTGGAGGTTCTACTGTTGGCGCTTATCAGATTAATGTTGGTCTTGATGTATTTGTTGATGGAACAGGTTGGGGTGCAAGTTCTTGGGGAAGTGGAACTTGGGGTTCGACTAGTTCGCTTAGTAACTTAAATCAGTTGAGACTATGGTCATTTGATAGTTTTGGCGAAGACTTAATTGCCAGTGTCCGTGCTGGCAGTATTTATTACTGGGATACTAGCGCAAAAACTCTTGGCACAGACAGGGCCGTTGAATTAAGCGCATTAACAGGCGCTAATCTTACCCCAACAAGAGGATTGCAAGTATTAGTCTCTGATGTAGATCGACACGTTATTGTATTAGGCGCTGATCCAATCAGTGGGGGTTCTCGATCTGGTTCAATTGATCCATTGTTAATTGCTTTTTCTGATCAGGAAAACCCAGCAG